GTTACACCCCGAAAGGAGGAAGCGGCTAAGTTAAAACCTGATTATTCATCTATAACTGATCCTTTTATTGGAAAACTGGGATTTACAATCCCAGCTTCCTTTATTAAGGATTGAGTTAAGGTGAACAATCTCCGTTTGGCGAGACCCGAACACAGCTCGGAGGATCATTATGTAAGTACAAAGGCTAGTCCTAACGGACTTGCTACTATGTCTTCATTATGAGCTCCTCGAGTGCTGAGTGGTGACCTGATCCGGGCTATGATGAAGGTTGTCTCTAAATCTGCTAGATTATTGCTTTTCCAAGCAATTAGTCTGGGTAGATTTATAGAATGATCTCCATATGGCCTTGAGATAAAGGACCACCACCAGTGTACAGGACGCCTTGCTATTGTGAAAGATCCTGAGCTTAAGCTTAGAGTAATTGCTATGGTAGATTACCTTAGTCAATTTATTCTAAAACCGATCCATGAGGATTTGTTGTTTTTATTATCAACATTATCCCAAGATCGTACTTATACTCAAGACCCTCATAATAGCTGAACGGAAGGCGGAGGGGCAAACTTCTATAGTCTGGATCTTAGTTCAGCTACTGATCGCTTTCCATTGATCCTTCAGAAGAAGTTGTTATCGTATATTTACGATGACTTTGACTTTGCCCAAGGGTGAGCTAACCTTTTAATTAAAAGAGGTTATGTTTCACCTGAAGGGGAGAGTCTTAACTACTCTGTTGGACAACCAATGGGGGCTTACAGTAGTTGAGCTGCCTTCACGATTACCCACCATCTTGTCGTTGCTTGAGCTGCCCACAAAAGTGGGTACTCTATATTATCTGGATTCAAGGATTATATTATCCTTGGAGATGACATTGTCATTAAAAATGACCGTGTCGCCAGTAATTATATAGCAATTATGACAAAATTAGGTGTAAAAATCTCTGTACCAAAAACACATGTATCGAAAGATACGTATGAATTTGCTAAGAGATGGATTCGTGGAGGCAAGGAGATAACCGGTATTCCTTTGAAAGGAGTACTTGGACATTGAAAGAATGTCCTTGTAGTGTATCTGGAATTATTTAATTATTTCCAGAAACGCCCTATCAATCGAATGCCTATCCTTGATCTAGCCTGTTTGTTGTATAAAGGTCTTCCTATTAAGGGTGGACGGATCAAATCCGCTCACTCTATAAGAAGGCTTTTATATGACTTTAACCAGGCATTGAGATGGAATTTCGGTCTTGCTACCTATGATGAACTTCGTTCATACTGGGCTAGTAAGACTCGGAACCATATCTCAATGGTACCCGGGAAGCGTATACTTCCTTCATTGCTGAAGGCTACGCTATCCACGGCACTGGTTAAGGAGGTAGCCAAATCACGACTGGAAACAGCTTATTCAGTTAAGGCTTTTAATGGTTATTTCGGAAATTTAATCCGAGACCAGAAATTACCTTACTTGAAAGAGCTTATCCAGCAATTCGCACTATTTCATGCCTATAAAAATCACGTCAAGGAAGCGAGAGCTGCCTTAGACGCTTGATTAAAGGATAATATGACCTTTGAAGAGGTCATCATGAAAATGCGGATTGAATCTTTTGACAAGATAGCTTACATGTACCGTAATAAAGCGGCACGTGTTGCTTTAATGTCAAAGACGTGATCTAATTCCTTTTCCTTACTGTTCAACAAGGACCAAAAAGCTTATGTTAAGTTTTCGGCCGATGTAAGACAGATGCAGCGTGAAGCTGCTTCTGTGAATAGGAGAGAAAAGTAATGGCTAGAGCGATGATCTAAAC